GCGGTACGATCAATTTGGTAGATCGTCAGGCGTTCAGCGTGCAAGTATCGAAGCAAGGTGCGTTCGCACAAACCACAATCCGTAGCGATGCTTTCCAGACTCCTGCTGGATTGTGCGCGGCGGGAGAGAATGAGCGTCTGCAACGGTCCGGCCGGCAATGTCGGTGCTTTTGGTCTCATCTTGCGTCTCGATTTTGGTGTCGAGGCCCGGTCATGTCGGGGTCCTTTCGCTAGGTGCTCTCCAAGCCGCTATCTGCCGCCGGCTCTGCCTCGATTGCACGTTCCCAGAGGCTCCACACCTAATCTCGGGGTCCGGCAAAAAAGTTTTAATCCATACGTGAAAAAGCGATTTAAAAGTTTTTTGCCGGGAGATTAGGTGTGGAGGGGGGGACGTGCGAGGCTGGGGAGCCGGGGGCGGATAGGTAGCGGCCAGGCGGTCGGAGGTGGGGAGAAACCTTGTGAAACGCTCAAGGTTTGGTAGTGTTCCGTCGAGAAGTTAGTTTGAAGGGACCAGGCGCACATCGTCGCAATGGAAGGGGCATTCTTGAGCAGGTGTTCGAGGTTTAAATGGTCCTGGTTCTGCGTGGTGTTGTTAGGTGCCCTTTCAGTGACAAGCAGCGTCTGGGCTGCAGCCTGCGATCCGGTCGCACCAGCTCCCGCGGTGCTTTTGACTGATGGGACGTGTGGCTATCGAGTCGAGATCACGAATGGAGCCGTCGCCGTGACGGTACCCACTCCGGTGCCGGTCCAGGAGGTGTCTCCCGTGCCAGCTCCCGAGACGGCATCGTCGGCCTGGGCGGAAGCCGACCGAAGTCGAATCGATCAGATCGGAAATAACCTTGTGCACGTCGGGGGCATTGTTGCTTTTGGGCTCGGGGTCGGACTGATTTTTCTAGTGCCGAAATCGCGTAAATGATCACCGACTGGCAAGACCTTTGGTACACCTTCGGACCTATGTTGATCGGACCGATAATCATTCTGATCGCAATTGAGATGGCTCTGTCCTGGTTGGCTTTCGCTGTTGCTGGGGGCTTTGGTGGCGAGGACAACGAAGAATGAGCGCGGCTGTTTTTTTGTATCGATCGATGATCATCGGGTGTGCTGTGGGCATGGCGGCCAGGCTGGCTGCTATCGCGGTCGCTATGATCCGGAAGGGTTAAAGATTTCCGTCGGCCGTCCGGCCGGGGGCAACTTCGAGGAAATCGAAAGGGGGTGAAAAATGAAAAAGTACCTCACGAAGCAGCGGACGGCGGTTGTCGTAGGGCTCTCAGCCATCTTGGGCTGGATGTTCACGGCTGTCGCAAGCGCTCAGAGCCTTGCCGAAGTGCAGACGGCGGTAACGCCATATTTCGAAGACTTGAAGGATTTCGGAATTGGCATGATCGGCCTGGTGCTGGGTGTCGCGATAATCGGCATCGGTGTGCGGTTTGGCCTGAAATGGGTCAGGCGTGCGGGTAGTTCGGCATAGCTAAGCGGGAAAGGATGTGCGGCCAATTTGGGATTAGGAGAATGGTTTGATGACGCGGAAAAAGAGACGGTTAAAATCCCGTCTTGCTCTGCGTCTGAGATGCTTCCCCCTTTTGGCCGCCATCCTTTCCGGATTGGTGTTGCTTACGTTTGCGGCGGCGCCGGCAGGGGCTCACACAGGGACAGCAAGCGTTTTTTTTCAGAACTACACAACGGGGCCATTTACCGGCGCGACGTGGCTGGATCCGAAAGTGAATGTGACGGGCTCGGGAACGACCATGACGTTCAATTATCACATTGCGTTCCAGGGCTGTACGGGGAGTGGGTACAACGGTTTTTCATCTCCGGACACGGCCGCACATACCGCTAGGAGCTACTACCGGTACCTCGATTCGGCGGGGGCAATTATTGTTGCCGGGGGGGCATGGACGACCAACACGAACGGGTCGGGAAGCCAGAACCTCGAGACGACTGCTTACTGCGGGACGGGGGGGAATCCGGCAGGGCAGGATATAAGGGATCCGGCGACGGCGGGGATGGGAACGGGGCTAACGGCTGCGGCTGCTGGTGTTGAAATTAAAATCTGTCTCGGTAATACCTCGGTGACCTGTCCGGCTGATGTTATAGCTCGAACGTCCACATCCGGGACGGTGCCAGTAGCTACTTTGACGGCGGTCGGGGTGGCATCTGGAATCAAGCTTGATTGGACGACTACTAGCACCAATGCGACGGCTTGGACCCTTCAGCGGTCGGTCGATGGAATCGCCTGGGCCACAATCGAGACGTTTGGGGGAGCCGTGCGAACGTTTACCGATGTGCTGGCTGCCGGAGCTGGTCGTCATTACCGGTTATCGGGAACCAACTCTTTGGGAGTGGGCCCGTGGTCCAACACTGCGTCGGCAACGGCTGGTTACCAGTCGGACGGTACGCCATATCCTCCTCCGGAAGCTCCTGGTGCGGTTGGTGGGCCGACCGGCGCAGACCCCGATGAGGGAGCTCCTGGAACGGCGTGCAACTGGTACAACTTTTTGTGCCAGATTCAAAAGGCGCTGCGGTGGGCGTTCGTTCCATCTGAGGCGACCAATGACGCGTGGGAAACGTTCAAGGATACGGCCTCAGAGCGGCCGCCTGTGTCGGTGGCGTTAGCTGGTGTTCAGTTTGTGACAGACGTCCATGCGGCTCGCAATTCAAAGCTGAATTCGACAACAACGGGCTCGGAAGGTGGTTTCTGTATCGACACACCGGCAAACGGGACCGGAGGACGACCAGGGACAAGTTTTAGCGGTCGTTGTGTGAGTCAGATCCTTACAGACGCTACAGGCGCGGGAGAGGGTAAATGGGGCATCATGCGGGCGATTATGGCGCTGGGAGTCTATGGAACAGGGGCCTGGTCGGCTTATAAGTTAATGACGGGGGCGTTTTCGCCTAAAACGGCGGCTGTGGAGGAAACGGATTGATTGTTGACTTGATTTCGACGGCGGTGTTCGGGGTCTTGACGGCCGTAATGGGAGTTGTTCCTGCTTTCACGTTCGAATTTGGGGGTGGAACGATCGTGGGAACGTTCTCAAATACGGCTGATCGGGTGGTACCTGTGACAGAAATAATTTCGGTGTTGGGGATATTGATGGCCATCCAATTGTTCATTGTGGTGTGGCGGTTTTTTGAGTGGATCTGGGAACATATACCGTTCAAAGCGACGTAGGAGGATGCGATGGGAAAGTACAACAAAAGCGGCGGCTATGTCGGGCGCCGGGATGGTTGTGGAACTTACATGGCGAAAAGAGTTGTGGTCGGGGTGTGCATCGCGGTTGTGATGTTTTTCGTTCGGCAAGGTTTTTACGCGTGAGGTGCGATGAGTTTTGCGAGCGGTGCGGCGTTATCGGTCCTTGGGGGCTGAGTGCGACTGATCTTTTTGAAGGGGAGGTTTATTTCTGTAGTCAACGGTGCTTTATGGCTTGGTTCGATGCATGGCCGCAACTAGGGGGGCCTAAGATTGATCGTAAGGCGTCAGAATGATTGAGGGATACATAGGGAAGCCGGGAACAGGCAAGACCTACACGCTAACGTGTCGGGTGCTTCGGTCGTATAAGCGTTATTGGAAAGTGGCGGCGAACTTGTGGATCGATGTGCCGAACCTGGTTGAGCTGAAAGGACCGGAAGATCTGCTTACACTTGAGGCGCCGCCGGGTAAAAAAATACTGGTCGTGATCGATGAAGCTCATTTGTGGTTGCCGTCCAGAATGTCGATGAAACTGCCAGCGTCTTTGTTGATGAGGCTGAGTCAAACTCGCAAAGCTGGATGGGATTTATGGTGGTCGGCGCAACATGAGACACGGGTAGATCGGGTTTTGAGAGACGTCACCAACTGGATGTGGTTGTGTCGGGGATGGTTGGCAGGGTTCGCTCTGCATTCGTCGGGACCGTTGATATTCACGGCCAAGTGTTATGAGCCGGAAAAATTCCGAAAGCCGAAAAAAGGTGGTGCCAGTTCTCTGCGTTTTTACCGGCGTAAAATCGGGGAGTCTTACGATACGTTCGAGTCGATTGAGGTCGCCTCGCATGTGGCGGCCGTGAAAGATCATTACAGCGGGGCGGCTAAGACGTCGCCGGCAAGACGGCTTAAAGATGTGTCTGGCCAATGAAACTTTTTATGCTCGGATCTGGATTAGCGATGGGCATCGCGGTGGTCAAGGGCACGCCAATCGCCATGGGTGTTGGTCTGGTCGTCATCTTGTTGGTCGCCTATATGGCAGGGCGCTGGTCTAAGTCCGGAGCAGCTGTTGCAACGGCAGTAGCAGTGGCGGTAGCGGAAGCCAAAGCGGAAGCCAAAGCACAGGCGCTGTCCTCGGCAAACGCCCAAGTCGCTGTAGCAATTCATCAGCATCTTGGCCTTCCAACGTTGGCCGGGGGCGTGTCCCCCGGCCCGGCCGACGGCTTGACGGCGGCCGACGCTACAGAAATTCACGATGCCGTGGGCAACCTTGAGCTACCGCCTGCGCTGGAAGATGAGCTGGAAGCGTTAAAGAAAAAACTGTCTCCCGAGCGGGAGAAGGTAATCGATGTCTAAAGCGCGCGGCCGCGCGGCAATAAAAACGGTGGTGGGTGCTAGTCCAGTTTGCGTTAAGCCCGTAGGGTCGGCCGGGACGGCCGACAAACTGGATGAGCGGGAATCCCGCCACCGAAGATATGTGGACTATGGTAAAAACTGGAAGGAGACGTTCGAAGATCGGCTTCGTAGTGTGATTTCTCGGGCCAATGGCTGAGCGATCGCAGTTTCCCCCTTCTAACAGAGGGGAAACTGTACAAAATTTATACAAAGGGTCTTTCGGGGTACCTGCCAAGATGGACACTATCGGGCTCTCTTTCCCCATTGAAAAAGCCATTTTGGAGCCGGAAACGGCCGCTGTGTGCTACACGAAAGCCGGGGAAGAATGGCGATATCGTCGGCATCTGCCGTCCGGCGGGGTGATCAGCTGGGGGCTGGCAGAAAGAGCCTGGGTTGAGGCGTCGTTGCCGAAAAGGCTCTCCGGGGAGAATATCGGGGGGCTGGAAATTGAAAATGTCGGCGGGGTCTTGGAAGATCTTTGGGGAGAGGCGTCGGAAGTGGTGGAACCTTCAGGCAAACTCGGTGAGGCCAAAATCACTCGTTTGGATCTGGTGCGAGATTTTGATGACGTGGGCTCGCTCACTGAGCTGGCGATGGGGCTGAGCAGAGTGAAGCAGCCGGGTCGGGCTCTTGTGTCAGTTGTCCACGACGGGGATCTGTCGGGAGCTCTCACGTTGCGAATCGGAACTAAAACAAGCTGGCTCGGGCGGACATACGACAAGCATCATGAAACTAAAGGCCAGGCGCCGGTTGGCCGGGTTCGTTTTGAGGCCCAGCTGCGGAAAGAGGCGCTGCAAAGTGTCTGGGCAAAAGATCTGGGAAAGGTGTTGCGTTATGCCGGGCATTTAGAAGAAGTTGATGCGCGACTAACGGCCGCCGCGCTCACTCGGGGAATGTGGGAAAGGTGTGGGATGGATCGAAAGGTTTGCAGCTCGTCCAAGGCGGCGAAAGTGATCGGGGGGGCGAGGGGGTTGAGTGAGGCCGAAAAATACGGGTTGTTGGGTTATCTCACGGGGCGAGCAGCTGGCTGGTCATGCCATCTCCACCGTCATACCGTCCGAAAGTACGAAAAGCTAGCCAAGGGTCTGGGTATCGTGATGCAAGCGGCCGACGTGGAAACGCTTGCCTATAGTGTCCGGCTGGATTTTGACTCCGGCCGGGAGGTTCTGGAAGTCGGTTAG